CTCCAAGGGGCCTCGTTCTGTCAGGCAGCACGGGCCATCTATTACTCCCGGCATGATACGCCCCCGACGATTGCCCAGATCCGAGAACACAATGCGGTTGGTGCGGCGCTGAAATGCGGTTGGTTGCCAGCAAAGAACCAGCAGGTAAAGGGGGCGAAGCCGTGACAAAAGCGGTTTACTGGTATGACGAGCCTGAGGACCATAATTACCCTGCGGCGGAAGAATATTTGACGCTGCATTTTGGGCGGGACACAGCAAAAGGTTTGTCGGATAGACTTCGCCGGGAAAGTGTGCAATATTTCAAGGCGAAAGATATTTTTAGAGCGTCAAAACTGCCCCACGCGGGGATTTCGAATGAACAGGTCGAAAAGACTCTCGAAAAGATCGAGGACGGAAAAAAGCTGTCGCCTGTGTTGCTGGTGAGGTCGAGTAATGCGCTCATTATTGCAGACGGTTATCACAGGGTTTGCGCGGTTTATTCGCACGACCAAGACGTTAAAATCCCCTGTAAAATCATATAACTGAGAGGCAAAAAGATGCCAGCTAAAAGCAAAGCGCAAGCGAAAATGATGGCGATGGTCGCGCATGACCCCAAGGCCGCAAAGCGACTGGGCATTCCGCAGAGTGTCGGGAAAGAATTTGAGGTTAAAGGCAAAGGGGCGATGAAAAAGCTGCCCGCAAAGGTGAAAGCTAAGAAAAAATGACGCGGTATCGGCTCGGCACGTTTGAAGGGCTGCTCGAAATCGAGGCGGTAGAAAGTGGCCCTTTTCCGCTCCGGGCGTATGGATTTTTGCAGTTCTCGCAAAAAGATCATCCGAATGGTGAATTGATGCTGGAAGTGCGGAATAAGGAAATCTGGGTTTGGGTTGCGGAGAGAAAAGATGGCAAAACTGACGACCAAAGCGCGTAAGGCGATCCCGAAAAGCGAGTTTGGACTGCCCGCAACGCGGGCATATCCGATGCCTGACAGGGCTCATGCCGCGAACGCGAAAGCACGGGCCACGCAGATGGTAAAAGCTGGCAAACTTTCAGAAGGGTCTGCTGCCAAGATCAAAGCGAAGGCCAATAAGGTGCTTGCGAAGGGCAAAAAGGGGGCGTAAGCCTTGAGTTTTAGGTATTTGGCGGGGTTGCAGTATGCAGCGATGTGCCTGCGCCCCGCCCATATCCCGAAAAGTCGCCCGAAAGGGGCGAAAGCGGCGGGGCTGCGCTATGAAAAGGCGTTAGCGGCGGCGATCCCACGCGCCGATCATGGGCAGTGGTTTGAATTTAGGGATTTGAACGGGCCTGGGCATTGCCAGATGGACTTGGTGATTGAGGGGCAAAAGCGGATTGTGATAATTGAGTGTAAGCTGACGGATATTGAACAGGGAATGGCGCAACTGCGCCATTTGTATTTCCCGATTGCGGAGATGATTTGGCCGGATAAGAAGCCGCTGGGGATTGTGGCGGCGAGACATTTAAGCAAATGCCCCGACACAGGGCTCGTGGAAAGCACCCTCAAGGCCGCAATTCTCCGGGCCGAGACGCAAAAGATCATCCCGGTTCTGCATTGGATGGAGCGGATGCCGCTCTGACGAGCGAGTGCGAAGCACTCAGGGCCATTTTTGAGAGATTTTGCGGGGAAAAGGATTGACGCGAAGCGGCAACGCGGCCAGTATGCTGATAGGCCAAGGCCCGTGAGCGTGAGGCTCCCTGTGCCCAAAAGGCAAGGTGCAAAACATGGCAAAAGAGACAAGTGGCAAGGTTTTGGCGGGAAAGCCCCTTCGAGGCGTCCGCACAAACAACATCCAGCATTCTACAAGCTGGGATCTTTCCAAAAATGGAATGTTTGAGAAGGTTGCCCGTAAAGGCAATGCGAATTATCAGGCTGCTGATCGGTTTACCCCGTCAAATCCTGATTATCAGTCTGGCGTCACCCAGAATGTTGGAAATCCCGTGCAGAGTGACGGGCTGCGCGGAGCAATCTCGCTCATAAGAGGCAAATGATGAAAAAAGTTGCTTTTATTGGCGGTCTGCTTGCGCTTGTGGGTGTAAGTGCCGCTTTGGCTCAGGGTCAGTTTCCGGGTTATCCGCTTGCTACGGCTTCGCCGTCCTCTGGAAATGCTGTTACGCTCCCGCTGACGGGTGTGGAGCAGATTCCGGCTGACACGATGCTGTCATATGGCATTCAGCCGCAGACGGAAGTTATTCAGACGCAGCAGTTGAAGGCGTATATCCTGTCGGGTTCGACGGTTACGACCTACATTCTGCCGACTGCCGTTACGATTGCTACGCTGCCGACTTGCACTTCGGCGCTGAATGGCGCTCGTGCGAACATCACGAATGGCGTGGCGTATAGCCTGACGCTGGCGGCTGCGGGTGCTACTGGCACGGCGGTTGGTTCCAGCACCGGCACGGTCACTCGCGCCGTTCTGTGTGGCTCCACGGACCAGTCCACGTTCGCGTGGGTTTATAACTAAGCCTTTGGGCGAAATGAAGGGGGCCTCGCCCCCTTCACCTTTTAGGGAATTTTCAAATGACCTACCCGACATCTGACGCAAAGTTTCCAGACTACCTTACGGGCGTAGATACTAAACTGGTTGCGCTTCGGGATGGGACTTACGCGCAGGCTGTGCTGGCTTTTCAGCCGCTTGCGCCTACGAATTACGATTATATCGCTTTGGGATATACCGGCACGGATTTGACGACTGTGCGGTATTATGAAGGCGGGCCGGGCGGAACGCTGATGGTTTCGCTAACGCTGGTGTATGATGGGTCGGGCAATCTGATTTCAGTCGCACGGAGTTAAAATGACTACTTGGGTTTTCAATCCGTTCACTGGAACTCTGGATATTGCTGGACCGGCGGGGCCTACGGGTCCTACGGGACCGTCTGGCGGACCTACAGGACCGACTGGAGCAACTGGACCTACCGGCGCAACGGGAGCCACAGGTAACACTGGCGCGACTGGCGGCATCGGCCCGACAGGCGCAACCGGCAGTGTTGGTCCCACTGGTCCTACGGGAGCCACGGGCGCTACCGGCCCTACCGGCAGCACAGGTCCCACGGGCGCGACGGGCAACACCGGCTCGACTGGCGCAAGCGGTCCGACAGGTCCTACTGGCCCCTCAGGCAATAGCATCACCTATCTGGGCCAAGTCACAACCGCGACGAGCCTTCCAGGTTATCCTTCCAGCTACACGGGCAATCAGGGTGATTGTTATGTTACGACTGATAACGACCATGTGTGGATTTGGAATGGCTTACTTTGGCTCGACAACGGGCCGTTTATCTCTGTAACAGGGCCTACCGGGGCGACAGGTAATACAGGTGCGACTGGCAGCACGGGGGCGACAGGTCCCACAGGCAATACGGGTCCAACTGGACCGACCGGACCAACTGGCGCAGGCATCACCTACAAAGGCACAGTTGCGACAGCTTCGGCACTTCCGGGTTATCCGTCCAGCTATACTGGCGCGATTGGCGATGCGTATGTGACGCTGGACACCACGCACCTTTGGGTCTGGAGTGGATCGACGTGGGTTGATAATGGCGCGCTTGCGACTGTGACAGGTCCGACAGGCGCAACTGGCCCAACTGGTCCAACTGGAGCCACTGGAGCGGCCTCGACTGTTCCGGGTCCTACGGGGCCAACGGGTGCCACCGGCAATACTGGCCCGACAGGCCCAACAGGCCCTACTGGCGCTGGCGGCACGGTTGCCTACTGGGGCTCTTTCTACGACACGACAAACCAAACTGCGGCCTCTACCACGACCGCATACGCAGTTTCGCTTGGCAACACCGATCCGAACAGCTTTGGCGTCAGCATCGCTAGCAGCAGCCAGATCACTTTCGCAAATGCTGGAACGTATAATATTCAGTATTCGCTACAGGCGGTGAATGCGGATACGCAGATCCATGATGTGAATGTGTGGCTGCGGTTGAACGGTTCGGATGTGACGGACACGAATAGCCGTTATGCTATCACCTCGTCACACGGCGGCACGGATGGTTATACCATTCTGGCGATCAACTATGTGTTGAAGTTGAGTGCTGGCGATTATGTGCAGTTGATATGGCAGCCGGAGAGCACTCAGATTTCGCTGCAGACGCTTGCTGCGGGAACGACGCCGACGACTCCGCAATCGCCGTGTGCGATTGTCACGGCCTGCATGGTGACTTATTCTCAGACGGGTCCGACAGGCGCTACGGGACCGACAGGTGCGACAGGGGCAACAGGATCGCAAGGACCGACCGGACCAACTGGCGCAACTGGCGCAGCCTCGACGGTGCCCGGACCTACAGGACCGACAGGTGCTACCGGTACTACTGGAGCAACAGGCGCAACTGGAGCTACAGGTGCCACAGGGGCAACCGGAGCAACTGGAGCACTAGGCCCAACAGGTCCAGTTGGAAGCCAAGGACCTACCGGCCCGACTGGAGCAACCGGAGCAACCGGCGCTCAAGGTCCAACTGGCGCTACTGGTCCAACTGGGGCCACTGGAGCAACTGGCTCTATAGGAGCAACTGGGCCAACAGGAGCAACTGGCGCAACCGGCCCTACAAGTTATCCTGCGGCAGGTATTGCGGTTTCGACAGGATCTGCATGGGGATCGTCTTACACCACATCAAATGCCATTCCAGTCACGTATGGTGGATCTGGAACCAACACGACATTCACGGCAGGTTCGGTAGTTTTTGCTGGAGCGTCTGGCGTTTATTCTCAAAGCACATCATTGTTTTGGGATAATACGAATAAGTTTCTCGGCATAGGCACAAATTCACCAGTTGCCGAGCTCGACGTAAGAGGTTCGACTGGAACAATTAGACTCCAGAAAAATGGAATCTTAACAAACAACTATTTTCAGTTTTATCCCAATGCAAACGCCTCGGTCGATTTCGGGACGAATTTTGAACATTACGACAACGGCACGAACGATGCTTTTATTGCTCTCGGTGGTGGCGGAGCGTCTGCTGGTAATATCAAATTTGGCACAAATGCTAGTGGGTCTGCTGCGACAAATAGAGCGCAGTTTGATAGTAGTGGAAATTTCTGGCCAGTGACTGATAACGCTTACACATGCGGAAAATCTGGGAATAGATGGTCCGCGATATGGGCGGTAAACGGCTCGATCCAAACGTCAGACATAAACGCAAAGACAGATATTGTTCCCTCTCCACTTGGTCTTGATTTTATTCTTGCGCTTAATCCTGTCGCATACAAATTCAAAATCGGCGGGAATAAAGTTGAGGCAGTTGAGGGCGACCCGGACAATCCGATTGTCACGCCCATACCCGGAAAAAGACAGCATTTCGGTCTGCTCGCCCAGCAGGTCAAAGCGGCTTTGCCAGAAGGCGTGGATTTTGGTGGCTGGATAAAAACCGATCCGAATGATCCAAACAGCGAAGAAGGTCTGAGATACGAGCAATTTATCTCGCCTTTGATTAAAGCGGTGCATGATTTATCTGCCCAGTTGGATGACGCAAAGGAGCGACTTGCGGCGCTGGAGGCTAAAAGATAAGAGGGAAAGATGGGAGCTTTGAAAATTTGTGTGTATGCAATCGCCAAGAACGAGGGAAAGTTCGTTGAGCGATTTTGCGAAAGTGCCTTACAGGCGGACTTGATTGTGATTGCAGATACAGGTTCAACAGATAATACCGTTGCGTTAGCAAAAAAAGCTGGCGCAACGGTTTTCAACATTTGCGTCACACCTTGGCGGTTTGACAAGGCGCGAGATGCAGCTCTTGCTTTAGTTCCCGGCGATTTTGATGTTTGTATAGCACTCGATCTTGATGAAGTGCTGGAACCGGGCTGGCGAGAAGAAATTGAAAGAGTTTGGACTCCAGGAACAACTCGTTTAAAATATGGATATGACTGGGGTAGAGGGCATTTCTTTTTAGCAGAAAAAATACACGCAAGAAAAGGATATTTTTGGCACCATCCTTGTCATGAATATCCACGACTTGATCCCCGCTGCACACAAATAATGACTGAAACTACAAAACTTTTAATTAGGCATTTGCCGGATGCTGAAAAAAGTCGAGGAACTTATTTAGAATTATTGGAAATGTCGGTAAAAGAGGATCAGCATTGCTCTAGAAACTCGTTTTATTATGCAAGAGAATTGCATTTTTATGGACGAGTTGATGACTGTATTGCAGAATGTAAAAGATATTTAGCGTTACCAGATGCTGTTTGGAACCATGAGCGCTGTTATGCTTCTCGTCTGATTGGAAAATGTCTCGAAATTAAAGGACAGCTTAAAGACGCAGAATCTTGGTATTATAAAGCTGCAATGGAAGCACCGGAGACTCGGGAACCTTGGTGTGCCCTTGCGAGTTTATTCTATACGCAAGGACGCTGGGCAGATTGCTACGCCGCCGCCTTGCGGGCTCTCCAAATTACCCATAAAGAACTGGTTTACACTATTGATCCGGTTGCATGGGGATTTCAGCCTTTTGATTTAGCGGCGATTTCCGCGTGGAATTTAGGGTTGAAAATGGAGGCTCTTAGGTATGCAAAAGAGGCACTTGCTTGTGATCCGCAAGACCCTCGCCTTGCAAATAATGTAAAATTGATGGAAAATGTTAACCCCACTATGAGTGGGGAATTTTTCTGGGCCTCGTGAAATACAAAAAGCGATGTGATAGGCTGAAGCCGAACAGAGGATTGTAAGTATGACTACGCCAGAGTCGTTTGCCCCCGGTTATCGCCTTACGGATGGCAACCAGTTAAATTTCCGCATTGCAAATCCGCAATGGTCTACGACATCAGCGGTATCTGCGACTTCTGGCGGCACAATGTTAACTTCCGCTAAAGTTGTTAATGCTGTGACTAACATCACTAATGCTTCAGTGCCGGGGGCCGGAATAACATTACCACAGGCGATTGAAGGCACTGCGCTTTTGTTGTCGAATAATAGTTCAAATGATGTCCGTGTATTTGCTGATGGAAATTCCACGATCAACGGACTTGACGGGCAAATCGGGATTATGTTGGCAAAGGGCACAACGGGTATTTTTATCGCAGTTGCCACGAAACAATGGTCGCAATTAAACACCACAAATGCGACGAGCATTTTCACGGTGGACTCTATCGCAACGCTGCGAGCTTTAGGTGTAAATCTGTTTAGTGCTGTGCTGGTGGAAGGTTATTATACTCCCGGTGATGGCGGTGGCGGGTATTTTTATGGAAAAACTGGGGGATCGTTTACGGATAACGGTGGCACGATTATTGTTTACGGTGGCGGAACTGGAACAAGTGCGTGGGTGCGAGAAAGCACTGAAAATGTAAATGTTAAAGAGTTTGGTGCGAAAGGTGATGATGTTCAAGATGACGCTCCATTTATTCAAAATGCGATAACAGCTGCAGCCTCAAACAATTCTATCTATTTTCCTCCCGGCAAATATCGTGTTGGAAGTCAGATTAACATATCTGCGTCAAATCTTACGATTTACGGGAATGGAGCGCTTATCGACTCGCGAGTTGGAGTCTATGCTGGAACATTTTATCTTAGCGGCACAGCTGGTTCGCTTCTGCCGGTAACGTCAGACATTACCGCAGGCACCACGACATTTACGCTTTCATCTGGAGATGCGGCATCATTAAGCGTAGGAGATTATGTAAAAATCCTCTCCGATGAAAATTATTTCACTATGACTGGGCGCGATTACAAGAAGGGCGAAATCGCACAAGTTGCGTCAGTTTCAGGCACGACAGTTACCATTGTTGGTTATGGATTTGTGCTTGGCTATACCGTTTCTGGCTATACCGTTACTGCCCAGAAGATCACTCCGATTGAAAATATTGTGATCGAAGGTTTAGATATTGAGGGTCAGGGCTCTACTTTTGCGATCGCGCAGATAGGCATTTGGGCTAAGTATTGTAAGAACTTAATTATAAATTCTTGCAAACTTTCCAACTTTTTAGTCGGAACTGAACTGGATACCTGCTTATTCTCAACGGTCGAGTCTTGCTTTATTAGTAAATGCAATGAGCCTACGACCGGATATGGAATAGCGGTGGGCAATTCAAGCCAAAACATTAATGTGCTGAATTGCTCGTTTGATAATAATCGACATGCGTGGACTACCGGTGGATATGATGGTGTTTGTATGTATTTGTCGGTAAGAAATTGTTTGTTACAGAACCATCTGGTGACAACGACAATTCAATCCCATGGCAATGCCAGATATGTGGATATAAGCAATAACATCATATCAAATTGTTTTAGCGGGATAGGCACGTCTAATCCTTATACGACAATTCATGGTAATTATATCGCCAATATCCATGGCACGGGTATTTATTCAGATGAAGCAGGCAATATCAATGTTGATGTGCAGAATAATGTCATCGACACATGCTCGACGGCATTCCTTTCTGCCATTTTCATCACAAATGATGTGATTACGTCTGAACAAAATCAATTTGTGGTGGTGAATAATAATACTGTTAGAAACTGCCCGAATGGGGGCGGAATAGCCATTAACGCGAACAATCCGCTCGTAGTTAATGTGGCGAATAATGTTATTTCTCACTATGGGTATCAAGGGATTGTCGTGAATAACGGCGATCAGATCAATGTGAATAACAATCTGATCTTCAATCCCGCGAGAAGTGGATATTACGGAATTTCTGTCACAGCTACCGCCTCTCCCAATCCAATATCAGTCTATGGATCGTCAGCGGTTATTACAAATAATAACTTGCCGAACGTCGCATATGGCATAAAAGTTGATAAACCGACAACTTTAGTGCTGCAGGGTAATTTAGTAAACAGCGATCCAAGTTACGTTTACACGATTACCAATGTGACGACTGTGTTGGGTCTTGATGTTCTTCAATCGCCAAATGGTTCCCTTTGGCGCGTAGCCGTCAGCAATGCTGGCGTGTTGTCTGCAACTTCGATATAATAGGGTTAAAAATGCCGATAAATCACAATAGCCAGACTCCAGACATCATAGGCACGATGTTCGCTACGACCAGTGAAAAAATTGGAGGGGCCGTATCAGCAGCTGCCATTACATCACCTTTATGGCTGCAGCAAATAAAACCTTACTCAGATGTTGCTGCGGTTTTTGTGCCTATTCTCGGCTGCATTTATCTGTCCATGCAGATCGGGTTTAAGTTGTGGGACAGGGCGAAGAACGAGGATTAATTATGAAAAAGTGCTGTTCAGGAACCCATGCGGACGGGCGGACGAGTCATGTCATGTCCGTTCATCACGATATGAAAAAGTTGATGTCTGCGAAAGCGAATAAGGGCGGGATTGCTCCGAATACGGTGCAGAAAGAACTTAAAACGCTGAAGGCTGACAAAAAACTTGGGGGTAATTGAGATGGCTAAAGGCAAGATGACGATGGCTGAGTGGGAACGCTCCCCGATGGACAAGAAAAAGGATGCAGCGCTCAAGAAAAAGGGCGTCAAAGAAGGTTCTGCAAAGGACGTGGCGATGGACAAAAAAGCCCTTGCGGCCTACAATGCCAAAGCTGCCAAGGCAAAAAAGAAGTAAGCCCACCACGGATTGAGTATAACATGGACCTAACCACGCAAAATGCGAAGGTTGTCGAGTGGCCGGAGAAGCTCCAATGCTTGTTCTGGCCGCAGGTCAATGGTATGCCTGTGCGCTATCGGGTGCTTTACGGCGGGCGCGGCGGGGCGAAGTCTTGGGGCATCGCTCGCGCGCTCGTCATTCTTGCCGCAAAGCGCAACATTCGCGTTCTTTGTGCTCGTGAATTACAGAACTCTATACGAGACTCTGTGCATAGAATTTTAAGTGACCAGATTGAATTGCTGGGATTGAATGGCTTTTATCAAATCGAGCAGGCGCGTATTTATTGCCCGTCTACAGGCTCTGAGTTCTCCTTCGAAGGCATTCGCAACAATGTCACGAAGATTAAGTCATATGAAGGTGTGGACGTTTGCTGGGTGGAAGAAGCGAACAAGGTCACTAAAAACTCGTGGGACGTTCTCATTCCGACGATCCGCAAGGAAGGTTCTGAAATCTGGGCTTCGTTTAACCCGGAGCTTGAAAGCGACGACACGTATGTGCGTTTTGTCCTGCACCCGCCGAAAAACGCGATTGTGCAAAAAATTTCATGGCGCGATAATCCGTGGTTTCCGCAGGTTCTTAAACAGGAAATGTTAGACCTAAAGGCCCGCGACCGGGACGCTTATCTGCATGTGTGGGAAGGCGAGTGCCGGAAAAGTTTGGAGGGCGCGGTCTATGCGGACGAACTTCGTGATTGCGCTGAAGAAGGTCGTATCACACACGTTCCTCATCATTCTAGCTCTGCTGTTAATCTATATTTCGATCTTGGCAGGTCTGACAGCACGTCAATTATCTTTGAACAGTATGTCGGAATGCAAAGACGGGTTGTTGATTTTTACGAGAATAGGCTTAAAGGGCTAGACCATTACATTCATGTGTTGAGAACACGTCGCGGCTCCACGGGCGAGTTGTATGATTATGGCACTTGCTGGCTTCCTCACGATGCCCGCGCTAAAACGCTAGGATCGAAAAAGTCTATCGAGGAGCAGATGCGGGACGCGGGTTTCCAAGTCCGTATTGTTCCGCGTTTGTCAAAGTTCGACGGGATCATCGCGGCGCGGAGTATTTTCCCTACGTGCTGGTTTGACGCTTCTCGTTGTGAAAAAGGGTTGCTTCATGCCCTTCGCCATTATCATTACGAAGAAAATCCGACGACTGAGACCTTATCCAACGAGCCGGTCCACGACTGGTCATCCCATGCAGCCGACGCCTTTCGTTACATGGCAATCGCCTCGAATGAAGGAGGCTCGGATGGGCGTAGTCGTAAAGTTGCTGGAGCGTTGAAGCGGCAAAGCGGTTTGATGGGCAAATTACAGGGCTTTACCGAGAGCCTGGGATGGATGGGATAAATGGCACGGCAAGCAGTTGACAGCGAAAAATACCAGAAAGTCCTGAAAAGAGCGCAGGAGCGGTTCAAACGCTGCGAGGCGTGGGAGTCCTATGCTCGTCGTTTGTTCATGGATGATATTCGCTTTGCGAACGCTGACCCGGACAATAAATATCAGTGGCCGACAAGAATGTGGAATGATCGGCAGCGCGATGAACGCCCAGCGCTGACGATTAACAAGACCCGTCAGCACAATCTGAACATCATCAATGATGCGAAGATGAATAAGCCGGGTATTAAGTATCGTGCGGCAGGCAATGGTGCGACGGCTGAAAGCGCCCGTATTTGGGACGGCATTGCACGGCATATTGAATATCAGTCGAACGCTGCGGCACACTATGATGTTGCCACGACTTTTCAGGTCGAAGCGGGCATCGGCTATTTGCGGGTCGTAACAGACTATGTGGACGAAAACTCTTTCGATCAAGAGATTTTTGTCACGAGCATTCCTGACCCACTGACGGTTTACATGGACCCGGACGCGAAGGCTCCTGCGAAAGAGGACGCGAGGTTCGGGTTTATCTTTGAGGATATGCCGAAGGAAGTTTTCGACCAGAAGTATCCGCAGTATAAGCAGTTTGCTGGGCAGGAAGTTCTGGTTGGAGAAAAAGGCTGGTTTGATGAGGATCATGTTCGCGTTGCGGAATATTTTGAAGCAGAAGATGTGAGTGATGAACTGCTGATGTTTAATGGGCCGGATGGTCAGCCTATGACGTTGATGGCTTCTGATTTGCGTAAGGTTGATCCTAAGAGCGCAATCTTCGATGACCCCCAGACTCGCAAACGCCCGACAACTCGCCGCACAATTCATTATCACCTGATAATCGGCAATCACGTTATTACTGAGGAAGAAAAGATCTGGATTGGCAAGACCATTCCGATTATCCCGGTGATTGGTGAAGAAACTGTTATTGAGGGTCGTATGGATCGTAAGGGTCATACCCGTGCGATGAAAGACCCTCAGCGTATGTATAACTATTGGGCGTCTGCTGCAGTAGAATACGGAGCCTTGCAGTCCAAAACCCCGTGGCTTGTCGGGGTGGAAAGCGTTGAAGGCTTTGAGGAATACTGGGCTACGGCTAATCGCCAAAATCACGCTTATCTGCCTTACAAGTCTGTTGGAGATGATGGTAAGCCTCTTGCTCCACCTACTCGTGTGGAGCCACCTGTTCCTTCGCCAGTCGCGTTGAAGGGCATGGAAGTTGCCAACGTCGAAATGCAGATGGTTTCGGGGCAATACGAAAACCAACTGGGGATGCAAGGCAATGAGCGCACGGGTAAGGCGATTGCTGAAAGGCAGCGTCAGGGCGACCGTGCGACTTATCACTTTATTGATAATCTGGCTATCGCCATTCGTCAGGTCGGCAAGATCATTTTGGATTTGGTGCCCAAAATCTACGACACCAATCGTATCATTATGATCCTTGCTGAAAACAATGAGAGCCTTGAGGTCAAGCTCGACCCCCAACTCCAGCAGGCGCACATGCTGGAACTTAATGAGAATAATGAGGTCATCGGGCGCTTGTTAAACCCTGCGATTGGTAAGTATGAAGTCACGGCAGATGTGGGTCCGGGTTACGCCACGAGGCGCGAGGAAGCGTTTAATGCGCTCACCTTGATCCTTACGCAGAACCCCGGCCTTACCAGCATCATTGGTGACATCATGTTCCGCGCTGGTGATTTCCCGATGGCGGAAGAAGCTGCAGAACGCCTCAAGCGTATGGTGCCGCCGCAGGCGTTGGGTCAAGGTCCGTCGCAGAACGAGCAGATGCTTGCCCAGCAGGCGCAGCAACTGCAACAAGCCTTGCAGGCCACAATGGACGAACTTGCCAAGGAAAAGGGCAAATCGCAGGCTCGTCTGGAAAAGCGCGAAGTCGAGGTTTACGACGCGATTACCAAGCGTCTCGACGTGCTTATCAAAAACGTGGGGCTTACTGCTCCGCAGACGGCGCTGGTGTCCGATCAGGCTGTCGAGGAAAGCACCGAAGTTCCGATCAGCGATACCTACGAAGGTCATCAGGATCAGATGCCTGGACGCCAGATGTCTTTGGCGCTCGAAGATCACGAAATTCCGCCGGGAGGCTCACGCGGTCCCGATGGTGAAGTGTATGCCCCGCACCCACAGATGCCGGGTGTGCTGGCCCGTGTAACGAAGGAACTTTGAAATGGCTAATCGTGACCGCAGAAATGAGGCTTTCCGGGCTGGCTTTGAAAACCCGTTGATGGGTGACATTGGACCGTTGCAGCGTCTTTATGGCACCGTGAGTGCTATTGGTGAGGAATTAGGCGGGGGCGATATGGGCACCCCATTTGGGCAGCGTTTTGCCGAACGCCAGAAAGCGACGAAGGCTGACATCAAGCGTCTGCAGGAACTTCGTGCCAGACACCCAGAGGAGTTCGGGCGCGGCATGATGCATGCGCAGGAACAGATGGACCCTTACATGCTGGGTCTGGGAACGGGTGCGGTCGGCGGTATGCGTCCGATGGGATCGACCCGCTTTACGCCAGCTCCCGGTGAAGCGCCTATTCGTGCTCTTGAAGGTCCGGGTGGAATGCAGGCTTTGCCCGCCCCGGCTCCGCGTATGATGGCTGCGCCGCAAGGAATGGCAGAGGCTGCGCCCGCTGCGCCTTATTATCGCAACGTCCCGCCGGAAATGGGCACGTCGATGCGTCCGATGACGCCGTTCCAGCAGAACCAAGTCGGCCTTTCGACGGGGCGTTTTGGTATGCAGGGTTATGCCCCGGAGATGGCTGTCACGGATTTTGAGACTTACGCTCCGGGTGGCATGGGTCGCACAACCAGCGGCCCGACCCCGATTAATAAGTTCGACCAGAACATGATGGACGCTTATCGCCGTGGGCGTATGGGCACAGGTGCCTCGCGTGGAATGTATGGTGAATATACTCCAGAGGAAATGGGTTCGGCCATTACGCCTTATCGTCAGGGCGGGCTGGTTTATGAACCTGTTGGGCAGCAAGGCGCTGCGCCTCGGCAGATTGGTGGCCCGCAGGGTGCGCCGCGTCTGGGTTATGAAAGAGGTCCGATTGAGGGCCAGTGGTCGGAGGTTTATGGCCTGCAGGGTCCCCAAGGTCGTCCCGGTTATGGCGGCGGCATGGATTTCGGCGTGACTCGTGAAGGCATGGCGATGTCGCCTACGGGTATGCGTTTTGATCCGCGACTTGCGGCTGCAGCGATTGGCGGCACGACCGGCTACATGGCAGGACGTGGCGGCGAGCCTCGTGCAGAGTTGCCCGTCATGGACGTTTACGCTCGTCGTGGTCCCCATGCGTATGGCCCGGAGATGCCGCGTAACTATGGCCCGGAAATGTCTTTGATGACGCTTCCGAACAATCCGATGCAGGGGCCTGTCGGCGGCGCAACGCTGCGTAGCGAGAACATGCCGATGTCGCCAGCAGAGGGCCGGACTGCAAAAGGCAAAGGTGGAAAGAAAGAAGAAAAAGCTGCGCCACAGCAGCAGCCTGCATTTGAAGGCAACTTGAACTATTACGTGACGCAGGCTCTTGATCGTCTTTTCGGTCAGGGCGAGGCCGAACGTGGACGGCAGTATCAAGAATATTACGCTACAAACCCCTGGCCGTATTGAGGGTTGAATAATGGCTGAGCCCAAATTGCGCGGGGGCGTTTATGAAGCCCCTGCCGGACAAGACCTTTTCAAACTCCAAGAGGAGTTCTATGCACTCCACCCGGAGTCGAGGGTAACTCCGGGTGAGAATGTGCTTTATGGTCAGCAAGAACGTGAGCAGATGAATGCCCTGTATGGCACCCCGTCACAGACTGAAAACCTGTTCAACACCCTCATGCCCGCAAACTTGCGAGCGGCCTTTGGCACATACATCGGGGGCGATCAGCCTTACACCCAGCATGACTTTACCCCAGAAGATCTCGCAGCGATGCGTGAGCATTATTTGCGTGAGCAAGCGGCTTACGCGCAGCATCCTGCAATCCCTGATATGCCTTTCACGGAATATTCTGGGCTCCGACACAGTTTGCCGCCTGTGCAAAGCCTTCCGGGTTTAGGCAACGTCTTGCAATCTTACACAGATCAGAATTATCGCCTTGCTCCGTTCACAAGCGGGGCGTATTATGAGCATAGCCCAGAGGGCACTTACTTACGAAATGAGTATCGTGTGGGCGAATATCAGCGACCTGTCCGGGTTTTGCTGCCACAATAGGAGCCAAGATTGTCGAGAGAACCGTTGATAAGACTGCCCGGAAAAGGGGCACACGCGCACAAGTTAGTCGCACAGACCGCCAAGGAAATGGCGCAAGAAGTCTATGAAAAGAACGCTGGTCGTTCAAACGACTTCTACAAAGAATATCCTGACATAAATTCTTATGTCGAAAATTGCTGGGCTCTTTATCTTGATGCGGCTAGAGCCACGTTGGCGCAGTTATTAACCACCAACATGGATGAGTCCTTGAAAGAACAGATACATGAGGCATTAGTAAGAGACGCGACATTGCGTCGAGGACGTGAGGGCGTCCTTCAAATGAAGAAAGGTGCAGGAGCCTAGCCATGAACACCATGCAGAAATTCTGGGAAGCCGCGATGCGGCAAAGTGACGGGGAAAGCGGCGCGGCAACGCCAGAAGCACCAGCCGCTGCCGAAACACCCGTTGTGGCCGATGCGGCTCAAGACACAGCGGTTGCGGGTGAGGCGCTCGGTAACGACGAGTCCATAACTGCTGAAAGCTCTGCAAAACCCCCGCAGGGCCTTTTGGATCGCATCGGCCAGCTTACCCGACAGAAGCGGGAACTTGAGGAACGCCTGCAGCAGGCTGAATATTATCAGCAGCAGCAATACGCTCCGCAGCAGCAGCCCGCTGGCGAAGTCCCGTATGACCCGCGCCAGATACAGCTTGAAGTCCACCGTCAGGCGCAGGAACTTGCCAAGCAGCAACAGTGGAAAGACACCACTGATAAAATCTGGAATGACGGGCTCGGCAAGTATGGCGACTGGGCTCCGCAGTTAAACAACATGGCGCAGATTTTAGGGGGCATTCCGACGACCCTCACGGAAGCTGCGATTGAAACTGGAAATCCGCAGGACGTGCTTTATCATCTGGCGAAGAACCCGGATGAAGCGGCGCGGATTGCCATGCTGCCTCCGACAAGACAGGCAGTTGCGGTGGCGAAGTTGGCGCAGGGACTTAATGCCCCCAAGCGCGTAAGCAGCGCCCCGCCTCCCATCACCCCGAAAGTGCAGGGCATCGGTGCGGCTCCGGCCACACTTGACGACCCGGACATTTCCATGGAAGAATGGGCGAGATTACGCAACGCGAGCACTTCGCGTCGTAGAAGGTAGGCGGGATCACCTTACGATCCCCCCTCTCTGGCCGTGGGGCAAACGGTCTGGGCTGGCCCGACAAAGTGACGGACGCGGGCACCGTCGAAACGCAGGGGACTCCCCCATGCTTTTTGATGTTAGTAGTAGCGCGTCCGCGCTTAACCAGAGGTCAGTAAAATGTCCAATACAATTCTTACAATTAACATGATTACCCGTGAGGCCGTTCGCCTCTGGGTCAATACCAACTCGTTCCTCCAGCACATCGACACGCAGTATGACGACCAGTTCGCCATCACTGGCGCGAAGATCGGCCAGAGCCTGCGTATCCGCCTGCCGAACGACTATACCGTTCGCACGGGTCCGGTCGCGCAGATTCAGGACACGGCGGAAACCAGCACCACGCTGACGCTCGCCACCCAGAAGGGCGTGGACGTTTCGTTCAATTCTGCCGAGCGCACCATGAGCTTGGACGATTACTCGAAGCGCATTCTTGCCCCGGCGGTGAACAATCTGGTCGGCGCGGTTGCTGCGGACGTTATGTCTGGTTCTGAGGGCGGCGTTTCCAACCTTGTCGGTAATTTCGACTCGGCTGGCAATCTGCTGAAGCCGACGCTGGAAACCTGGCTGAATGCCAAGGCCCTGCTGTCGCAGCGTTCGGCTCCCACCGATAACCGCAAGTTCATTCTGGACCCGGTTACGATGGCCCGCACGGTGCAGAACCTGTCTGGCCTGCTGAACCCGGCTACGGAAATCTCCGAGCAGTATCGCAGCGGTGAAGTTTATAACGCGATTGGCTTCGACTGGTTCGAAGATCAGACCGTTATCAAGCACACGGCTGGCACCTATGTCGTCGGCACGTCGCCCACGGTCAACGGTGCGGGTCAGACTGGCACGAGCATCAATGTCACGATTGGCGCTTCGTCCTTCACGGTTGGCGACATCATCACGTTCGCTGGTGTGAACGCTGTCAACCGCATCACCAAGGTTTCGACCGGCGAGCTGCAGCAGTTCGTTGTGACGAGCTACGCTGGTGGTGTTCTTGGCATCTATCCTGCGATTGTGCCGCCGGTTGGTGGTTCGACTGTCCAGTATCAGACGGTGACGGCTTCCCCGGCGAACGGTGCGGCCATCAACTCGCTGATCCTGTCGGGCGTCACCTATCGCAAGAACATCGCGTTCATCCCCGACGCGGTGACGATGGCGACTGCCGATCTGGAAATGCCGAAGAACATGCAGGAAGTTGCGCGTGAGCGTATGGATGGTGTGTCGCTTCGTATGGTGACGGGCTTCGACATTAAGTCGGATCAGTTCATCACCCGTCTGGACGTTCTTTACGGTTATCTCTGGGTTCGCCCGGAATGGGCCGTGGTCGTCGCGGACATCATCTAATCACAAAAGGCTGGGGGCTTCGGCCCCCGCCACCTTTCAAGGAGCAGGTAAAATGGCTAAAGCAAGACAGCAGTATCTGGGCGTTTACGAAAACATCGACTTCCCAGAATACAAGTTTCAGGAATATCCGAAAGTGGTCGGATATAAAGACGAGAAAAAGAAAGAGCCCATCATCGTTGCAGATGCGCGTGAGGAAGTGGAGTTTATCACCACTGGATCGCCGGGGGCGCATATTTCTCGTGAGGACGAATTGCAGGCTGAACTTGATCGCAAGGCTATGGAACTTGAAGCCGCCAAGAAACAGCTTGCCGAACTTAAATCGCAGCAGGATAAGGCAAAAGCCTCTGTTCTGACGCCTGCGAAGAAAGAAGGTTAAGGATGACAACGACTGCCAATGACATCATAACTCTAGCGTTTAAGGACGCTGGTATTCTCGGTGTCGGGCAGTCGATGCTCCCCGAAGATTATAATGATGCGCTGACCCGCATGAACATGATGATCGCACAGTGGCGTGTTAAACGCTGGCTTGTGTGGCATCTTGTTGATAAAAGTGTGCTGTCAACGGGGGCGCAGAGTTATACAGTTGGTCCGGGCGGAGACATTGATGTGTCTTGGCGACCGGATAAACTGGAAAGTGCTTTCTTTCGAATGCTTCCGGGGTCCACAGGCACACAGTCTGTGGACTACCCCTTACAAATTTTGTTCTCGTATGAGGACTACGCGAGGATCACGCTGAAAAGCCTCGTGTCGTTTTCGCAATGTATCTTTTATGACTCTGGGTATCCACTGGGAAGAATATATCCGTGGCCGATCCCGCAAGCGAACCTTTACTCAGTTCACATTATTCTAAAAGAAGTGCTGAATGAGTTCGCAGACTTAACGTCCACTTTCGATTTTCCTCCAGAGTATCTGGCTGCGCTGCATTACAATATGGTTGTGAGATTGCGCGCTGCGTATCGTATGCCAGAGGACCCAGGGTTTAATGGTTTGGCTGCAGATGCGATGCAAACGCTGCGTTCTGCGAACGCGCAGATTCCAAGTCTTGTAATGCCGGATAATCTGGTCCGTCCGAGCGTTTACAACATTTACTCTGACCAGACGAGGTAATACAATGGCAACTCCTAATCGTTTTCAGTCAGGCTTTCGTCTTGAGGATGGTGACGCTCTTAATAAGGCGCTTGCTGGTCCCCAGTGGGAGACGAATTATGGTATCACTGCTTTGGCTGGTGGTGCTTTATCATCGGCTACGCCGGTCCTAAGCCTTGGCGCGAATGTTGTCACGGTTGTGGCTACTGCGGGTGACAGCGTTGTTCTGCCGAGCGCGGTTGCGGGCAGCGTTGTTTACATGCTGAACGCCGATAGCGCGGACTCGGTGAAGGTTTACGCTAAGAGCCTCGACACCATCAACGGCACGGCGGGCGCGACTGGCGTTTCGTATGCGGCTGCGAAGCGTGTGCTTTTCATCGCTGTGACGAACGGCGTGTGGATTGCGAATGTGCTTGCTGCCAGCTAATATTTGGTAAAGGGTTTAAGATGCCTCAGATCCAATTAGTTCAAGGTGCATATGAAGCGCGGAGCGTGATCGCAAATGCCCAGCGCTGCATCAATCTATACCCGGAACTAAATACAAAAGATGCTGAGGTGCCTTATACGCATTACTGCACCCCTGGGCTAGTTACGCTGGCTCAGGGGATTATTTCGGAAGTAAGACAACTTTACACCGCGAGCAATGGTTTGCTTTTTGCGGTGATTGGTAATCTGGTCTACTACGTGCCGGATAACTTTGTTTTGCAGGTGTTGGGGGCAATCAATACGCAGTCTGGTCTTGTGTCCATGTATGATAACAAGTTTGAAGTTATCATTCTGGATGGATCGACGATTGGCTGGAGCATTGATCTGACTACGCTGGCGTTTAATGTTTTTAATCCCACGAATTTTGTGGGTGGAAATCAAGTAAGATATATTGATACGTTTTTGGTATCGAGCACTTTGGATGGTAATATTCAGTCAAGTGACTCGAATGCCACGACCTACACCGCGTTGGCTGAAGCCACGATGTCGGGAGACGCTGACAGGCTCCAGATCATCGACGTGGTGCACAAGGAAATCTGGAGTTTTGGTCGAAGAACTACAGAAGTCTGGAGTAATGTCGGCGGGTTCCCGTTCCCCTTCTCGCCTATTCCCGGTGTTTTTCTGCAGCATGGTATTGCGGCGTTAAGATCGCTGGCGAAGTGGGGCCTTAACATTTTCTGGCTTTCGCAGGACAACAACGGCGAAGCGTTGGTGATGATGGGCACGGCCTATAAGGCTGACATTATCTCGACTCCTGCCATCAGTGATGCCATCGGTGGGTATGAGACGATTAGTGATGCAATCGGGTTCACCTATCAGCAGGGCTCGCACATTTTCTATGTGCTGACTTTTCCGACTGCCGATCATACTTGGGTTTACGATCTGTCCACCCAACTTTGGCATGAGCGGGCGTGGCTCGACAACAACGGGGCGCTCCATCGTCATCGTGCAAACTGCGTGGCTTTTGCTTACGGCAAAACAATCTGCGGTGACTGGCAAAACGGAAAACTTTATAACTGGGACCTTCACGCTTACACGGATGATGGCGCTGCGATTATGCGGCTTCGCTCTTTCCCGCATCTTGTGAGCAGCCTTGACCGCATTAGCTATAAGCAATTCATGGCTGATATTGAGGTCGGCACGGAGCCTGATCCTGCGATTGACCCGTTTCTAAATCTCCGCTGGAGCGATGATCGTGGCGTGAGTTTTGGAAATGGTGTGCAGCAATCTTTAGGCAAGGTTGGACAATATCAAACTATTCCAAGTTGGAATAGACTGGGTTTTGCGAGAGATCGTGTTTTTGAGTTGTCGTGGACTGCTGCTTGCGCGACTGCGCTGAACGGCGCGTTCATTGATATTGAGAAGATGGAGACGTAGGATGCTTCGTGCGCTCGTCCCAAACTCCTTGAAGAACCTGATACAGCCGGATGGGTCTATTTCCCGACAATTACAGCTTTTGCTTACCGCTTTGGTTGCAAATTCTGTCCCGGTAACGGAAAATGCGACCACTGGTGCGCCCTTGGCGGGGGCGGTTTTGTTGCCGAATGCAGCTAAAATTCCCCCCGGATGGACACAAATAGACACACTGACCATAGGTGCGAACACCTATAAAGTCATAACGCTTAGTTAGGAGAGCGGTATGGACCCTGTAACACTAGCAATGATGGGCGGCACCGCGCTCTCTGGTATCGGTAGTATTTTAGGCGCTGGGACGCAGGCCAGATCGGCACAAAGTGCTGGGCAGATGGGTTGGCTTGGCTCCTTGTTGGCCGCACAGGCTGCGGATCAGGGCTATCAACGGGCGCAGACGGCCCTTTCGCCTTATACGACTGCTGGCTCGAAGTCGATGGAACTTCTGCAGTCCTATCTGACCGGCGATGCTGCGCAAAAGGCTGGCGTCGGTGGTGGCGGTCCGTCGCTGATTAGCACCTTTCAGCCTACGCAAGCGCAGCTTGAACAGACTCCAGGTTATCAGTGGGCACGGAGTCAGGCGCTTGGTGCGATGTCAAACGCCGGAGCGGCGAGGGGCCTTGGCACTTCTGGCAATCTGGTTCAGCAAATCGGCCAGACTGCAACAGGGCTTGCCTCGCAGACCTTTCAAGATCAGTTGAAAAACTATCTTGCTCAAAATCAGCAAGCCTACAATATGCTTTACGGGCCGTCCCAGTTGGGCGCGTCTGCGGCGGGTGGCATTGCTAATGCGGCGATGGGCGCGGCGGGGCAGATCGGACAGGCTGCGACGGGCGCAGGAACTGCATTGGGCCAAGGCATCATGGGTGCAGGCAATGCCATGGCGCAAGGCACAAATGCGCTTTTCGGCGGCATCGGCTCGGCTGCGTCCATTCCGTATTTTGCTGCGAACTTTGGTCAACGTCAGACGGGCACGACTGGTTCGCCCACGACCGGCGCTCCGGCTGGACTTTTCGATTGGTTCGGGGCTGGAACTCCGACACGCCAGATGAACCCAATGAATTACGGTCCGCAACTCCCCGGCATTGGCGGCTACTAAGGAATTAAAAGATGGCTGATGGCATTCCGTATCCGCAGGCTCCGACCTATAGTGCGCCGAACCCTCTGCAGCAGATGGAGCAATTTCAGGCTCTTGGTCTGCGTGGTGCAGAAATGCAGCGCGTTCAACAGGCCGTTGAGCAGCAGGAACTTGTAAATAAGTCGAAGCGCGCGATTGGCGGCCTGGCGCAACATGCTTTGGACCCTGCGACGGGTGAAGTTGACATGCACAAATTGCTGGGCATGGCGGCGCAGCACCCAGATGCGGCTTTGGGGTATGTGGATTTAGCACAGCAGGCTCTCAACATGGGCCTTGTTGACGCGCAGCGGCACAATCAGCAGCTTGAGGCACAGGCGAAAGAATTAGATTTCACCGCAAAAGCCATGGCTGGCCTCGCAGATGACCCGGACGTTCGGGATAATTCACCTGCCGCCAATGGCAAAATCTTCGGAGCCTTTGCACAGATCGGTATGGCGACTGGCAAGCCGCGCAACTGGGCAATGCAGCAAGTTCTTAACTATCAGCAACTGCAGCAAAAAGGCGGTGTCATGCCGTCGCAGTTTGTAAAGAACGCTTTGGCGGGCTCGGAAGCCGGACGTGCTGCGACCACGCAGGCGATGGAAAAGTTTAAGACGATGACCGAGCCTGTTCAGGTCGTGGAATATGACCCGGTGACAGGTGAAAGAGTGCCTACGACTATTCCGCGTTCGGAATGGATGAAACGACAGGCTGCTCGCGGAAATCTTGTTGGTGTTGGGTCGGCTCCTCCTGGCACCGCAAGTAGGCAGGGAGAGTCACCCTCGGCTCTCCCTGCTGCCGACTATGCCCAGCGTAGTGTGGCGACGGGACTTCCAGCTGGTGAAGCGGAAGCGATCAAGGGGCAGACCGACGCATGGAACAAACTGCGTGGTGAAGTGCAGGAAGGGGCGCAGAACGCGACCGCCAGCATGATGCAGATTGAGGACATGGAAGGGAAATTGAAAAGCATGGGGTATCGGACTGGCACGTTCAGCCCGGAACAACTCCAGTTGGCGAAGGCCGCGCTGTTCTTTGATCCGCAGGATACGAGCGGCGCGCTTAACGCTGTGCTTGGCACGAAGGACCCGAAAGAGGCTGCTAAAGTTATCGGCACGATGGAGGCGTTTGATAAGCAAGCGATCATCCAGAAAACCGAGGCGCTTCGCACGGCCATGGGCTCTGCGAACAAACTTACAAACACTGAGTTCAAGACTTTCCAAGATGCACTTGTTGGTCTGCGGACTTCGCCGCAAGGCATTCAGGAAATCTATAAATACATGACCAAGCTGAACAAGATCGTGCAGGAACGTGCGAACTTTCTTGAAGATTATACTGCAGAACTTGGTCATACGCCTCATGGCAGGGACGCGGTGCGGTTTGAAAAAGAATGGTTTGAGTTTGTGAAGCGCCACCCGCAGCTTTACAAATACGAAGGGCCGAAGGGAGAAGAATGATGGCAAGAAATTTTGACGTTTCTTACAATCCTCTCCAGACGCTCAAGGCTGGCATCGGTCGGGTTGAAAGTGGCAATAACTATCAGGCGCTTGGTCAGGAAATTAAGCGCAAGGGTGGAACGACAGATCGCGCTTATGGCAAATATCAGGTCATGGGCGCGAATATTCCGTCTTGGACTGAGCAAGCCCTTGGCCGCAAGCTGACGCCTTTTGAGTTTTTGCACAGCCCGGAAGCACAAGAGGCTGTGTTTGAAAACCAGATGATTAACAACTTGCATAAGTATGGCAATCTGCAGGACGCTGCGTCGGTGTGGTTTTCGGGAAGGCCCTTAGCGCAAGCCCAGAAGGCTGGTGCACACGACATCAACATGGGTGTTGGGCAATACGTTGCCTCTGCATTAGGGCCGCAGGCTGGGGCTGCGCCGGGTGTGCAAGTTGCTGGTGGAGATCAGGCACTTTTTGATCGTTTACAGGCTCGTGCTGCACAGCGTTTGAGCCCGGAAGTGCAGGGCGAAGTCACGGCTGGTGTGCCGGGGGCGGAAGATGCTTTTGCTCGTTTGCAAGAACGTGCTGCCCAGCGCCTCACACCTACGCCGTTGCCAGAACAAGCACCTGTTTCTGTGCCTCATCCGGCACCGCCGATTAGTGTCACCCCGCCGCCGTCACCTGTTCCCCCGGTTGAGTGGGGAGCGGGTAAGGAATTTTTGAATGCTGTTACGATGGGCGCGGTGCCATCGGTCATGGCTGCGACAGGGCCTTATACGACGCAGCAAGTTCAAGCGGCGCGCAAGGCTTATGAGCAGGAATATCCGTATCGGAGCGCTGCGGCTGAAATCGGCGGCGGCATTGCACAAGGCATTGGGTTGGCGGCGGCGGCTCCTTATGCCGGGGCGGCGCTATTAGGTTCTAAGGCCATACAGGCGCTTCCTTATGTGTCGAAGGCCCTTCCCTATGTCGAACGCCTTGCTGCCTATCGTCCGGGCATGGCAGGGCCGTTTCCAAGCGGCGGATACGTGGCGAAGCCCGGAGTGTCGGGTGCGGTCGAGCGCCTTGTGGGTGGCGGCGCTATTGGCGCAGGCAAGGGTGCCACACAGGCAGCGCTCAATGTCGGCGTTCACCCGGAAGTCCCGGCTGGCGAGCAGATCGCCACGGGCGCTACGATGGGAGCATTTGCCGAACCTGCCGCCCGTTACATGATGGGCGCTGCCGGTCCTGCTATGGCCCCTCGCATTGAGGAGCCTGTGCGTGACATTGGCCGCATGGCGCAAGGCAAATACAATATCTCCTTGATGCCTTGGCAGTTGTCGAACATGCCTGCCGAGCAGCAGCTTTCTAGCAAGTTGCTGACGCCGGAAGTTGCCACCAAACAGGCGAAGGAATTTAGTAAGGCTGTCGGGGATTTGTTTGGGCACACTGGTGAGTTCACGCCACGGGCTATCGAAGTGACGCGAGACGCCATTGGCAAAGACATCAGCAACATCGCTAAGAATACCCCCATAAACCTTACAACGACTGGTCTGGGCCGCACTGTTCGTCGTGACATCGACGCGCTTGTGCATCAGGCCATCACGACTGTAAGCGATCCTGCGGACTTGAACAAAATCCTCCGCACCATCGCTCATGTGGACAATGCGGTTTTCCAAAAAGGTCTGCGTGGCGATGTGATCCAGAACTTAGTCCAGAAAAATGGCACGATCAATCACGGGCTGCCGCCCACAAGCAACTCTCTCTATCAGTTCTATAACACCCAACTCCAGCGCATCGCTGACAAAGTGTTTGATGGGGCGACAATTCCTGGCAAGGCTGACGCTTGGCGTGACGCCAGACGGAAATACAAAACCGCGCTTATGGCTGAAGATGCGGCGACCGTCGCTGGCATTCTCGACCCGAAGAAGTTTGCGTCTGCGGCTGAAAAGAAAGGCGCAGGCGGGGCGGAACGTGAATTGCAGGACATCGGCAATGTCATGTTCAGTGTGAATGAAAAAGGTATGCCGATTGTGCCGGGGCGGGCGCAGGAAGGAAGATTTTTTGAAAATCCGATGGTCCAGATTTTGGGCGCGGCTGTGGCACCTTATGCGGCTGGCAGCATGTCGGAGTTGGGACAAGCGGCGCTTTCGACCATCGGCTTTAGCCCGTTGACGGCGGCTGCTGGCGGTGCGGCCCTTGCGGCTGCGCGTTACGGCGGGGCCAAAGGCTTTGAGGCTGCAAAACATCGCATGTTGACTTCGCCCTATTATTCCCGTGCAATCATGCAAGGCGAGGCCCCTGCGCTACATAATGTGCTTGCTGGCCCTGTCGGTGTGTCGGGCGCGGTCAGTGCTGCGGAAACTTATAAATCTCGGAGAAAGAAATGAAAAAGGTAATAGGAGCCTTTGCGGCATTTTTATATAGCACGTCAGCCCTGTGGGGTGCGACTTTGTTGCCGAATGGGCAGCAGCAGTTTATCGACGCGAACGGCAAGCCTTATGCTGCAGGCAAGGTTTTCTTTTACAGCAACTTTCCGACCTGCACGGTTCTGAAAAACACTTATCAGAATGAAGCTGGGACGGTTCTCAATACCAATCCTGTTATCCTGTCTGCGATGGGCACCGCCACGATCTTTGGCACTGGCGCTTACTGCCAAGTGCTAAAAGACGCAAACAACAATACGATCTGGACAAAATACACGTCCGACACGTCGAGCGCCTCGAACCTTGGCTGGGGCGGAACGTCTGGTGGCACGGCTAACGCGCAGACTGTAACCGTATCGTCGTTTGCTAGCCTCAACGGGCAGACGTTTTATTTTATCGCAGGTTACACAAATACCGCATCAATGACACTGGCGATCAACGGTGGATCGCCTTTGGCTGTTGTGCGTGACACCCCGACTGGCACAGCCTTTCTGTCCGGGGGCGAGGTTGTCGCCGGAAACGTGATCGGCATGACCTATACTGCATCAACCGGACAGTTGCATCTTATTACCAGCAATGTGCAAGCGGGTTATACAGGTGAAGTTCGGACGTTTGCGATGGCATCTTGCCCCGGTGGCTGGCTTTATGCAAACGGTGCATCTGTAAGCGCGACGACTTACTCAAATCTTTATGCAGCAATCGGCACGACTTGGGGCACGAGCGCTGGCAATGTTGTGCTGCCGGACTTTAGAAATGAGTTTCTGCGGGGTGATGGTGCGAGTGCTGTTGGCACTTACGAGGCAAACACTTTTACAAGCCATACGCATACGCCGACTGTGACAAACCCGACTCATACGCATACTTACACGGCTGGTGGATCTGCGACTGTTGCACTGTCGGCAGGTGGTGTGCCTGTGAACCAATCAGCGCCTGCGGGTGGCAGTGTAACAAGTGCCGATGCTCAGAACACGTCAGTTACGATTGCAAATACGGGTGGCACGGAAACTCGGCCTAACAACTATCGTGTGAGATTCTGCATTAAGTATTAAGCCCATCTGATAGGAAGTGTGGGGTGGCTCTAGCCCACCCCATGCAATTCTCTTGCGCGCGGGACGTAGTTATCAGACCCCGCTTGACGCTC